TTATTCTTTCCGTTGTTCCCACTTTGCATACATATCCCTCGAAAGTTCCACAATCTCCCTGCTCAGTTTCACAAGGTCGATGGTATGTTTCTCCAACTTGTAGAGTAATGCCATCGCCTTCTTCTCAGAGAAATGACAACGCAATTCCTTCACGATTTGGTTGTAGTTCGTACCGATGGCACGAAACTGGGCGTGGAAGTCCGACAGTTTGGTGTAGTAGTCCACCAGCGTCTTGTCCACCTTCAGCACCTTGAACTTCTGCCCGAAGAAATGCGCCTTGAGAAAGACGGCTTTCGCATACACCTGTGATTCCTCGTACATCGTTAGGAATCTGTTCCATTCCATATCATCGAAGCGCACCATCACGCAGTGCGTCTTCGGGCTCAACTTGGGATTTCTCCCGTACTTGCTCTTCTTTTTCATTCTTCTTATTCTTTATAATTTTATGGCTTGTCCATTGTTTAATCTTTGATTAAGGAACCCCGAAATTATCCGACTGCGGAGGATAATTCTGCCCACGGCGGTGAAGGTGTTTTCAGTTACTTAGAATTATTCGGGTAACTGAAAATATATCTTGCTGTGTCTTTGAGGACACAAGAATCCTCCGCCAGTCGGATTGGTTTGTCAGTTCAATAACTCTTCAGGTGTGTCGGTCAAACCGATGGAGTGCATCCAGCTGCTTGACTGATTCCACCGCAGTCCGCTCAGAGTTTGCGCCATTGCTCGATGTCTTCCCGGTAGGCTTCAAGGTGCAGGCGGGCAAGATTCTCAATAAGCCCCGATGCACTCATGCCCCGCCCACCGAGACGGCGAACAATACCGTCCAACTTGTCACGTACTTCACCGCTGACGAATACGGGCTTGCGGTTGGTTATCTTGGGAACTTGCAGGTAGGTGGTACGGTATTCGTCCAGCGACAGTCTGCGCTGCTTGCTGCTGACGCGTCTGACAACAGCCCGTTCTACGGGAACATCCACATCTGTTGCAGATTCCTTTGCCTCGTCATCTGAAGCCTCCAATGCCTCTTCTTCGTGTGGAGGGATAGCTGATACAGCCATCTGCCCTGCGGATGTACCCGGTTCATCCAACATGGGGAAAAAATTCGCCGCTTCCTCTATCGGTGTCTGTTCCGAATCGGAAGGCTTTTCTTCCTGTTCCCGTCTGCTCATGGAAGGCAGATAGTCTTCCAGCTTGAAGTTCTTGAACTCTTCATCGTTCTCGATGTTTTTGAATTTCTTGCTCATTGTCGTTTTCTTGTTAAAGTGAATACTTGTTGGTCTGTATGCGCATAGTTGACCGTTTGTCTGGAGCAAAATAACTATATACATTTCAGTCAATCAAGCGTTTAGATTCGATTAGGCAATTTTGTATGAATTTGCTTTATGGTGATGGAAACAATGGTGCAAACTTCATGGATTTGCCGGACATGAATAACGGAAAAGGGCAAAACATAATCACGGACGAATTTGAATTAAGCTGTTATTGGGGTTGGGGCTTCTTTATTAAAGATGAGAATTAAGACAGAATAGACAGCCAATCGACAAGGCGTATCCCGGACAACCTCTGCCGTATCGGTGCCACAAGCTGCCACTTCCGAAAAATCCATTGTCGGATAACGCATTATATATTCCTTTGCGGCAAAAGGAACAATAACATCAAAAGAAAAAGTATATGGAAATCGTATCAATCGAAAGAAAGACCTTTGAGGCGATGGTCGCCAAGTTCGACCGTTTCGTCAGCCGCATGGATGCCATCTGCCAGTGGCACGGAGAAAAGAAGATGGGCGAGTGGATGGACAATCAGGACGTGTGCCGGATGCTGAACATCAGCCCGCGTACGTTGCAGACCCTGCGTGACAACGGCACGCTGGCTTACTCGCAGATAAACCATAAGACGTATTACCGTCCCGATGACGTACAGCGTATTGTTTCCGTTGTGGAGGACAGACGGAAGGAAGCGAAGTTCAAGGGAAGAACGATATAAACTTGATGAAATGAACGAAGTAAAATAATGATACCCACTAAATCCCAAAATGTATGAACGAACTGATTAACAAGGACAGCGAGTGGATAATCCACTTCATGGGCAGCCTTGACCGTCTGCTGGACGGCTTCAAGCATCTGACCGCCAACTATCGCCCGACATTGGGCGGAGAACGTTTCTTCACCGACAAGGAAGTATCTGCACGGCTGAAAGTGAGCCGCCGGACACTTCAGGACTACCGCAACGAGGGACGGATCGCCTACATCCAATTGGGCGGAAAAATCCTCTACCGTGAATCAGACATCGAAAGGATGCTGAACGACGGCTACCGCTCCGCATACCGACTGGCAGGTACATGATTTTCTTGAAGGAGTGCAGTTTGCCGTCTGCCCTGTAATTGCGTCAGCAATGGGACTTTCGGCAAAAGAAAAAGAAACGGCTTATGGATGAAGCGTCAAAAAACTGCTTCGTTTATAAGCCGTTCCTTCTATCCTCTGATTTTTCCGTCAGTCGTTTGTTTCCGTTGCCGGATGCCCGTCAAGCGTATGGCTGGCAAGGGCAAGGTTTTCGGGCTGAATACACTCCACAGGAAGAAGATTCTGCCCGAAGCGGCTTTGCCGTCTGACCTTACCTCTGCCATCAAACCATGCGCTACCTTTGCATCCGAGCATCGGAAACGAGTGTCTGGAAGGATGATCTCAATTACACCATCGGAGGTCTCTTCTATCTATATGCAGACAATAATATCAAAATCTTAAACTTTGAAATTTATATTGTGTAAATTGCAAAAGTCAGACCCCGACATGATGTAATTTGCTTGTTTTTGAGACAATAAGGACTGAATAGTCTAACAATAGAAACTTAATCCGAAATAATTTATTAACTTTGTATTATGTTAACGGCATTGCAAATACAAGAGCTGGTGAAAGACAGTGAAGACTACAACGTAGACATCAAACATAGTGTACCTTCTAAGGAAATTTTCGGTGAAGTTGCAGGTTTCACTAATGATGCCGGTGACCATGTTTTGATTGGCACTGATAATGAGAATCAAATTAAAGACAAATAAGTATTAATTGTGTAGGTATAATTTTAACATCGCATTTAGCTATGACAAAGACTATATTCTCTCCTGTTCAACAGAAGATGTTGTTCAATCAGATTAAGGAATCTGATTTCTTTAATTCCTTGATAAATGATGGCAATTTCTTTGATTTTCTGTCAAACATCTGGGATATAGATACATTACCATCATCGGATCCGCGCTTTAATAATCTGAGAGGTGACATTCAACAACACATGTTTAATAATGATGATTGGGATTATGATTATTTATTCTCTGAAGCTCTTCAACTGTTTAAAAAGGAGGATTTATTTAATAAGTTTATTACTGAAACCGTAAATCCGATTTATCACAATCATGATTCTCAACTTATTCTCGTTGCCACCATTAACGAGTATTTGCTTCCCAAAAAATACATTCTAAAGCCTTATGAGGTTGATGAGAATGGAGATCTTTTGTATAAAATTGAACCACACACGTCAATTATTGATGATAGCGCAGTTGTGGAAAATAATATTCCGTTTTTATTGGAACGACGCCCACGAGGGTATGCTCATAAAATTTCTTCACACTGTCAACCCAATAAATTTCCATCATTTGTTATGGTCGTAGATCATTGGGATGATTACGGAGTAGAATCCCGATTTGAATTATTTTATTATGAATCTAAAGAGAGCTATACGCACATTGGTCCACTAAAGATAATTAATGTCAAGCAGGAATATACAGATTCTGAACATCAAAAATATCGTGTACGTGACCTTATGGAAGATCTTTTCTATTCATTAGGCGAAAACGAATTTTGCTCAATTGGACAAACACAAGAATATTATGATACTCTTAAACAAAAATTCCCCAATAAGTATCTCTCTATATTATGGGCTTTAAAAGATTGTGCAATTTTTTCATTTATAGAAGACAATTTTGAAAAACATCCGTTTTTTCATAGTCTCATAAGAGAAAATAGTGTAGAACGCATTCTAAGAAAAGAAAAATATCTAATTGATAATCGAAAGATATCAAGTTGTTATAGATTCTCTTATGAGTTTTCTCCCAAATATGCTGAGGAACCAATTCATATAGAGTTCTCTTTTGATATTAACAGTGCTTTTCAACAGAGAGTTTTTGCCATAATTGGAGAAAATGGAGTTGGTAAGACGCAACTAATCACAGCCTTACCGCTAGATCTTGCAAAGAGAAGAGAGAATCTATTTGCACCACAAGTGCCATTATACAGTAAAGTAATAGCCGTTTCAACAAGTCTATATGATAGCTTTGATGTGCCAAAGAATAGTGTGGGCTTCAATTATGTATATTGTGGGTTAGCTTGTGGGAAAAAAGACAATAAAACGATTTTAGCACCAAAGGAATTAAAACTGAAACTATTACAAACTACAAAAACAATTAATGGCAGAGAACGAGCTGAATCTCTTAAAAATATACTATCTCCCTTATATTCAGCAGATATAATATCTGCTCTATTTACAATTCAAGAAGAAAAAATAAAAGTAAATCAAGCCCGTTTAGTCGAAATTGTAGACTATATGAGTTCTGGAGAGTCTTCGCTATTATTTATATTCTGTAATATTGTTGCCAATATCAGGTATGATTCATTAATTTTGTTTGATGAGCCAGAAACACACTTGCATCCAAATGCGATAACATCATTGATGTCATCAATATATCAATTACTTGATGAATATCAATCGTATGCAATTATTGTTACACATTCCCCTCTTATTATTCGAGAAATGAGATCAACCGGAGTGAGAATTATGGATAGGATAAATAATCTACCAGTAATTCGCTCCATCAATATGGAATCATTAGGTGCAAATGTGTCAGCATTAGTCGAAGAAATTTTTGAAAACAAAGATATTCCTAAATATTATAAAATAAAAATTGATGAGTTAATATCGTTGGGGTTATCATATGGCGATTTAATTTCGACCTTACAATCACGCGATATTGAATTGGGTATTGGCCTTAAGATGTATATTCAACAACGTTACAAGTCACATGTATGAGAAAAATCAAGAGTTATACCGGGGATACATTCAATTTTCATAAAAAAGTATTGAATGCAAAAAAGAAAGGTAAAACTAAGACTATTGTTTCAGATATTGAGGAAATTATAAAGAATCAATTTGAAAGTTATGACACCTGCTTTAAAGAAGACACGCTTCAAAATTTAGAGGCGGCTCCCGTCACGGACGAACAGAAAGAAGCTTTACTAGAAATGTATTCATTTCAGATGAAGCCATTTCAGGAATTGCTTGCAGATCTTACTACCGATGAACATAATCGAGTTTCAAAGTTATGTCCAAATTGTACAATTAATAATGTTCAATCTTTAGACCATTGTATCCCCAAAACAGAGTTTCCTGAATTTTCTGACAATCCCAAAAATTTGATGCAATGTTGCATGACTTGCAATGGAAAGAAATCAAAAATTTGGAGGACTGAAACAGATAGAATATTTTTGAACTTGTTTATAGATGAGGTACCGAATCATCAATATCTTTTTGTGCGGGGAGAACTTATTGAAGGCGCTCCTGTATTTTCATTTAGATTAGAACAGCCAACAGAAATAGACGACTTATTTTATGCGAAAATTGTAGGTCATTATACAGGACTTGATTTACTTAATAGATTCGCAGAGAATTCTCCCGATGTTATTGACGAGCTTATATTTATAATCAAGTCATCAATTGAGAACTCTATTCCCACAGATAAGATAAAGAAAAGCATTCTTAGCGCGGCATCAAAACTGCAAGAGAAATTCGGTACAAATTATTGGAAAGCTCTTCTCTATATTGAATGCGTCTCTAATAAAGATATATTTGACTCTATAATCTCAAACGCTGTATAATCCACCCAAAGTGAACAAAAGGCCATAATTTGACGGTTTATAAGTATATTTTGGAACTATCGACCAAACCTTCTAGCGGACATTACACGGAAAAAGACGAAAGCAAAACGGAATATAACACGCTATAAATAACTTAGCCAACTCTACCCCCTTCGCATTATTTTTGTCAGGCAGAGCGTAGTACGAGCTGCTATACGGATTGCATCCCGAGATACTTGTACAACCTTGAAGTACATTAGGCTGATAAAATTTAGCGGTGGTGAGGTCAAAGTCTGACTTGGTACGTAAAAGAAGATAGCCTCGGGCAGGTTCACGCAATATGTTATAAATCAAATTCAGCGCAAATCTTTTCAGTAATCTTTTAGTTTTAGAAATTATTGTGGTGTATTTTGCGACCATAGTAAAATTTCTGTTATGGCGGGTCTGCAATTATTTTACGGTACACATACCTAATAGTCCAAAAGCAAGTTGAGTGAAATGTTCCAATTATATCCTATCTTGAGTCGAACATAGAGAAGATGCTGCTTGACAGCTACCACTCAGACTACTGACAGACGGCTACCTGATTTTCTTAAAGGAGCGTAGTTTGCCGTCTGTCTAATAATTGCGACAGCAATGGACATGACAGCAAAAAAAAAATGAACGGCTTACGGATGAAGCATCAAAATCCTGCTTCGTCTGTAAGCCGTTCATTTATATCTTCTAATTTTCCGTCAGTCGCTTGTTTCCGTTGCCGGATGCCCTTCAAGCGTATGGCAGGCAGAGGCAAGGTTTTCGGGCTGAATACGCTCCACAGGAGGAAGATTCTGCCCGAAACGGCTTTGCCGCCTGACCTTGCCCCTGCCATCAGAGCCATGCGCTACCTTTGCATCCGAGCATCGGGAACAAGTGACTGATGGGATGAACCTCAACTATACCATAGGTTGCTTCCTCTGCCACAGGATACAAACAAAGTTATTGAGTTCTCTTTCTTGGTGGTGTAGATTTCATTTATCACAAACCGTCTGAACAAGATACTTTCTCTACTGCATATCCTGAATGCAATGGCTATAACCATTTCAAGATTATAAACATCGTAACTGATACCATCTAGTTGCTTGATATATTTCATCGTATCACATTCGTTTAACTCCTTATTCCTATATATAACATGAATCGCTTTACGGATGTCACAGGAGAATACTCCAAACAGGTCAGCGATTTCGAATTGTGTCATCCATACGGGTGCGGTCGGAATAGTGACCATACCCACTTCACTGATTGTGATTATACCTCTATCCATAATATATTGTATTGACATTGTTTAGTTACTTTTGTTTGTCTTTTCGCCAGTAGATTGTTTCTTCCGGCGTTCTATCAGTTTGTCCATATCCTTTGAGATTTTGTCATCGGTTATACGTGCATATCCCTGTGTCGTCCGAATATTGGAGTGCCCCATCATCTTGGCGATACTCTCTATCGGTATATCCGCTGAAATAAGGAAAGTTCCGAAACTATGTCGGCTCTGGTGGTAGGACAAGTTATCCTCTTTGCCTATGATTACACCTAACTCATGAATTTCAAACCACAAGGCGTCACGGTTAGGAAGCGGAAATACGGGCTGTTCGTCATCGGCCGTGTTGTACAGCGACAATATCTGTTCCGCTATGGGATGCAGGGGTATGAACGCTTCCACCTTTGTCTTCTTGCGGTTGATACGGATATACCGTCTGCCCTCCGCATTCATCCCGATGTGGTGGGGATGCAACAATTGTATATCCACATACGCCAATCCTGTCAGGCAGGAGAATATGAAAGCCCGTCTCGCCAACTCCAGCCTGCTGTCATACATCGGGGTGGAAAGTATCTTCTTGAACTCATCGCGATTGATGTATCTGTGCTTTGCCTCCGGTTTGGTTTCATATTCCAACTCCTCGCAGGGATTCACTCGGATTATCTCCTTATCGACCGCCAGATACAACAGGCGGTTCAACCATCGCAGACAATGGTTGGTCTGAGATGCCCCGAAGTTCTTGCATCTTTTCAGATATGCCTTATAAGATTTGCCGAAGTCCTCTGTAACTTCTTCAAAACAGATGTCCTTTTTACCCGATGACACAATATAGTCTGTCAGGTACTTCTGGTAATACATTGAACTTCGATAGGAGGAGGTTGAATCTATTTCCTCGGAGTGTTTCTTTAACCGCTCCCGTTCCCATTCTCCCATTTGCAGGAGGGTAGTCGGATGAATGTTGTTTTGGGTGATGTGGCTCTTCAACATCTCTGCACTGACTACACCTTGCGATTTCAGTATTTCCTCGTATGCTTCTGAAATGATTCGGAGATATTCCTGCAAGCGGTTGTTTTCCCTTGTGGACTTTATCTCGTTCTTCTTGCCATTCCAATCTTCGGGACGGCAATAGATACTTGTGCTTATGACCGTCTGTTTCCCGTCAATGGTTATGCGGCAGAGAACGGCGGTCGTACCGTCAGCCTTTACCTTGCTGCGGTTGATATAGGGTAACAGTGAAAATGTACTTCGCATATCGCTTGCTGTATTAAAGGGTAAGTTTGAAATCCTCGGTAGCTTTGATGAACCTGTCCATGTCCTCAAAGAGTTTTTTCGGACTGACACGGGCGTACACCTGAGTGGTGGAAATATCGGAATGCCCCAACATCCTACTGATGGTCTCAATCGGCACACCAGCTTCGAGCGTAATCAGCGAGGCGAAACTATGCCTCGCCTGATGGTAGCACAGGTCATCCTTGATGCCTGCCAGTGCCGCCAACGCTTTCATGTGCCTTCTAAGATTGGGCCAGCGAAGTAAAGGAAACAAGGTTTCTCTGTCCTCACTGCTATACTTATTGATAAGCGCAATTGCTTCGGGCAATAGTTTTACACTGGCACGGAGTTCGTTTTTCTTTCTGCGGTATTTCAACCATAATGCCCCGTCCCCGTCTGTCTGCAAATTAGCATGGGTAATCGAAACGACATCCGCATAAGATACACCTGTGTAACATCCGAAGAGAAACATATCCCTTGCCAGCATATGGGATTTGCGGTATGCAGGTATTTCCACGTCACGGATTTTCTCGAACGATTCACGGCTCAATGCCCGTGGAGTCGTTTCCGTTTTCTTCGGCAGGGTGAAATGTTGGAAGTGGATTTTATCGGCATGTCCCTCTTTATAAGCTAGACGGCAAATCTTCTTAAGTATGGCAAGATAATGTCTGGCAGTATCGATTGCCTGTCCTTTATCTTCCGTGACAAATGTCTGATAGTCGTGGATGAACTGTTCCGTCAGTTGCCCGAAAGCCAAATCCTTGACCTTGTACTGATGCTTGATGAACTCTCCGAGTGCCAGCCGCATATAGTGATAGCCGGGATAAGTACTTTTGGCACGATCAATACCGATACGTGCCTTGATGTCATCACAGACAACATCGGTCATTTTCATGAGGGTCATCTGCGTTTCCATGCTGCCTTGAAAAAGGTCTTTCACATCGGTGGCATCGAAATCAATTTTGCGTTCCACAAGATTGTCGAATGCCATGTTTACCGCCAGTAGCAACTTGTCAATCTTGGCATTAGTCTCCACCGCCTCGCGGCTTTTTCCGTTCAGACGGCTTTCACGGGGATTCCACAATTCGGGAGTGCAGGACAACTTGCATCCGAACTGCGCCATCGTGCGGTTCACTGTAATTCTTCCCATTATCGGGGCTTTGCCCGACTTGCCCAGTCCGCTCTTTTTGAGGTAGAGCAGCACCTTGAATTTTTCTACTTTCATACGCTTATATTTTTAGGTGCAAAGTTACTTGCCATATAAGCGTTCCTTGATAAGCAAAATGCTGAGTACGAGTGCAAAGAAAACGGTGAGGATTTCTTTTCATTGCTTTCCGTTACCTGTTCTCGTTCCAGTAACTGCCCGGCTAACGGTCTGGTAACTGAACAACTTCAATATTACGTTGTCATTTGCATTTTCTCAATTTGGCAAAATACTGAAACCCTGCTCATTTCAAACGGTTTACGTTTAATCTTCTTCTGTCTGCTTTTCCTTGCGTAGCCTATCACTTTCCACGGATTCCGCAGGACATACGCGACCCTTCAGGCCGCAGCCGGTACTGACATCCGTACCATCCAAAGCAACATGGCTCACAAAAGCATCACCACCACCCAACGCTACATGAAAGTTGTGGACAGCAACAAGCGTGAGGCGACCACCAGAATCACATTGACAAGAAAGGGCTGATCTGACTGATTCGTACCTGTTTTATCGGTTATAGTATGATTTTTCGCTGAAAATCATACTATAACCATATTTTTTCTTAATTCCCGGATGTTTTTCTGTCATTATTTACAATGGTTTGAAACCGGACATCTATTTTTGTCCTATCATAATTCCAAACAATCACAGTTTATGGCAGATAACAACCGAATATCCATCAAAAAGACAAGCCGAGTCCTTGCGATTACATGTGTCGCCTATACAACAGTGGCAACAATATTGTACGACAACTATCATATTGACCTGATTGACTACTCCACTCCTGTCATATTAGGAACCGTAACTGCAATCATGTCATGTGCTGCACTGCAACGCCTGTTTTGTTCACTATTCACCAGGAACTATCTTTCTTTTGGCTGCAAGGAGTTATCATCAAGAGGAATTGTCCCAAGTCGTAATACCCAGGAAGAATTGCCCAAAACTGATGAAGCAGCCAGTGAAAAAGTCGGGAGCCCATACCTTAAGGAATATGAAGCCCGCATAGAAGAATTGCAACGCAATGAAAAGGAGAAGAAAACTGCCATTGTGCATGCGATACATGAATACACCACACACGAAATGTCACAATTCTTATCCTTAGACGATCTTGAAACTCTCCATGAGAACATAGAATATCTGGCATACGGACAAGCGGAACTATATAAACCGGTTCGCTCCAAACCAGATAATCAAATCAAGTCCCCTTCACTAAGACATTATGCGTGGAATATCGGGGAGAGACTTGATATTCCGTTAATCGACAGGGCAAAGTTCATAAAAACGATATTCCCGCATGAACTGGAAAATGCAACAATCGAATACCTTTGTAAAAATCTTCGTGATTTAGTTTCCAGTATAATTACTATCGATGTTCCGGAGAACGGGGACTATCGTTTCCGTTATATGAAAATTTCATCAGACAGCGATAATTAGTTCCTGCTGATTGTAATCTGCATAATATCATCATGTTGGTTTGCAGCATGTTTAATAATCAAATATTGAATTATGCTGAAAGAAAAACTGACATTCAATGATCTGCCGGAAGTGGTGGGCAAACTTTGCGAAAGAATCGAGAGCCTCGAAAATGCGCTGAAAGACAATCTTGCAAAACAAGCTCCAGCCAAAGAAAACCTGCATATCCCCATGACCGTGGAGGAAGTATGCAGCTACCTTGGAATATCCAAGTCATCTTTCTATTACAAGGCCAAGCACGGAGGGATACCTGTCATCAAGCAGGGAAAACATCTGTTCGTATATCGCGACGAACTGGACAAATGGCTGGAGACCGGAAGAAAAAGCCAGGTGCCGCTGAGCATCGAGGAGGAACACGGGCAGATACTTGCCGCGACAAGACGTAAGGCCAAACCAAGAGAACTGTAGGAATATGGAAAAGACGAACAGCAATATTCCTACCCCGGAGGAACTGAAAGCCTACATAGATGAATCGGTCATCTGCGTAACCGGGACATACGAACAGTCCGCCTCCGTACTTATGGTGGATGATTCCACAATCGGGACTCTGGGAAACTTCAGTGCATCCATTGGAAAGGCCAAAAGCAAAAAGACCTTCAATGTCTCAGCCATCGCTGCGGCCGCCCTGAAGAATGGCACAGTGCTGCATTACCGCGCCTGCTTCCCGGAGGGAAAAAGGAAGATTCTCTATGTTGACACGGAACAGGGCAAGAACCATTGCCAGATTGTTCTGAATAGAATCCTGAAACTGGCAGGTCTGCCGAAAGACTGTGATGCAGACAACCTGACGATGCTGGCACTCCGGAAATATTCACCCGAAGTGCGACTGGCTATAACGGAAGAGGCAATCGGCATGATATCCTATTTAGGTCTGGTCATCATAGATGGCATCCGGGACTTCATCCATGATATCAATTCACCCGGTGAATCCACCGATGTGATATCCAAGTTCATGCAATGGACCGATGACCGGCAGATACACATCCATACCGTCCTGCATCAGAACAAGAATGACGAACACGCACGCGGTCATGTCGGCACGGAACTGAACAACAAGGCGGAAACCGTCATGCAGATAGAGCCAGACAAGGACGACAAGTCCATAAGCATAGTGGAAGCCATACACAGCCGTGACCGTGAGTTTGAACCGTTTGCCTTCCGGGTAAACGATGATTCCCTGCCCGAACTGGTGGAGTCATATCAGCCCCAGAAAAGGCAACCAGGACGCCCGACCAAGGAACCGTTCGACCCGTACAAGGAAATACCTGAAGATTCGCACCGTTCCGCTTTGAACGCCGCTTTTGAGGAGGGGAACATCAGCGGCTATAACGGCTACCTTGAACGGCTGAAAGAGGGCTACGGACGGCTGGGGATAAAACTGGGGTACAACAAGACGGTGGAATTGGCAAAGTTCCTATGCAACAAGCGGATGGTCGTAAAAGAAGGGAAAGAATACAGATTCAACCGTGATTTCTATTACTGAGCCGTTAGCGTTTAACCCCATCGGTGTGACATTTTTCTGTGACATTTCCCGGCTTTACTTTATTGCTGGGGTGTAGATATGGAAATAAAGCAAAGTGATGGCAGGTTTCACCATGTAGGTGCAATCTGCCATAGTTTCCTTTTGTATGTACACTGGAAACCGGACAACCCCGCATCGTATGAGATGTAGCATCAATCCGTGTCGGGCTTGCCCGTCTGCCAGTAATAAACCCTATGGGGGAGCCTAATTTCCGATGTCTATAAACCATGAGAATTAAAGAGAAGATATTTTTACTTATTGTCCTTATTTACAGTTGTTTGCATTTTCCATCACGATTCTCTTCAATTCCGAAAAAATCTCATTTCAGACGGATTTTTGTTACCCGTTTTTGTTTCTTTTCCGACTAAAGAGACTATATTTGCAGTGTGATTTCAAGATACGAACGCACTTATGACGGACAGGAGTAACAAAGATAGCAAAAAATCGCCAGTCAAGATAAGATTCAAGACGATGAAAGACGGCCACAGATCCATTTATCTGGACTGCTACCGTAACGGCCATCGCAGCTACGAATACCTCAAACTGTATCTCGTGCCGGAAACCGACGACAAATCATTGCGCCTGAATGAAGCCGCGATGCGGAAAGCCGAAACCGCCTGCAGAAAGAAATTGCGAGAATTGAAAAAGTTACCGGTAGAGAACAGACGGATTATGGAAACGCAAGGTTATATCTCTAATAAGGACATATCCATACAGGAGTGGCTTTCCCGTTTTAAGGAGATACAGCGTAGCCGTGGTGTACATGATATCCATGCTATAGACCTGGTATGTGCCATCCTGTCCGAAATGAACTGCGGTGACACAAAGGTAAATGAAATCGACAAGGACTTTTGCATTGCCTTTGTGGAATATCTGAAGACCGGATATAAAACAGCCAAAGGAGAAAACCTAAAGCCCAAGACTGCCTTTAACCGCCAGTGCACATTCGTGACAGCTCTTAATGTTGCCGTACGAGAAGGAATCATCCCCACCAATCCCATGAACCTACTCTCACATCACGAAAGGGCAAAAGCGAGCAAAGGGAAAAGAGACTATCTGACCATAGACGAAGTGAAGCGACTGATTGCGACACCTTGTAAAAACAATATGATTAAGAACGCATATCTCTTTGCCTGCAACTGTGGTTTGCGGCTCGGCGATGTCCGTAAATTGAAATGGGGTGACATAACGCAGGACAACGACAGATGGATACTTTCCGTCATCATGAACAAGAGCGGAAAGCCAATACATATACCGCTCGGCGTGCAGGCAAGAAGATGGATACCCGGATGTGAAGACAGCGGGAAACACGATACTGGCAGCCTTGTCTTCGAGCATCTGCCCGGAGACTCCCACATCAATGACATCCTAAAAATATGGGCTGCCGATGCTGGAATAACCAAATCAGTGACCTATCACACAAGCCGACACACCTTCGCCACGATGCTGCTCACACTCGGTGCAGACCTTTATACCGTTTCCAAACTTTTGGGCCATTCCCAGATAAAGAACACGCAGATTTATGCTGAAATCATCAACCGAAGGAAAGACGAGGCAGTCAATCTCATAGACAAAGTGTTTGATTAAGAACAAATCTTTTATAAATGACACCACTATGGCAAAAGCAATAAAGACACCCAAACAGCCCAAGGAACCTGTCAGAGTCCGTTATAAGACACTCAGTGACGGGAGCCAGTCCGTCTATCTCGACATCTACCGTGACGGAAAAAGGCAGTATGAGTTCCTGAAACTGTATCTCATCCCGGAGACGAATGCGGCAGCCAAGGCGCAGAATAAGGCCACGCTTGCTGCGGTTAACACCATAAAGTCGCAGCGCATCATCGAGCTGACCAATGGAGTGGCAGGGCTGAAGAACACCTCCCTGCGGTCGAAGATGCTGCTTCTCGACTGGATGCAGGCATACAAGGAAAGTCAGGAGAAAAAAGGAGTGCGAGGAAGTGGCAAACTGATATCCAACACGATGAATGTGCTGCGTGCCTTCAATGCAAAGGCGACCATGCGGGACATAAACCGCGACTTCTGCCTTGCCTTTATAAACTTCCTGCGTAACATCTATGTAAGCCCGAGCGGTAAGAAGCTGTCGCAGTTCACTTGCGTTTCCTACTTCGGATGCTTCCGGGGAGCGTTGAATGCGGCAGTTCGAGAGGAAATCATTGCCGAAAATCCGGTAAACCGGCTTAATACGGACGAGAAAATCAAGATGCCGGAGAGCAAGCGGGAGTTCCTGACCATAGACGAGGTCAAGATTCTCATAGACACTCCTTGCAGACGGGAGGATGTCAAAGGAGCGTTCCTGTTCTCCTGCTACTGCGGCTTGCGGATCAGCGATGTACTGGTCCTGAAATGGAAAAATGTGGATAGTTCCGCTGAGCAGTGGCGCATCAATATCATCATGCAGAAAACCCGTCAGCCTCTTTATCTTCCCCTTTCCATGAATGCAAGGAAATGGATGCCGAAACGGAACGGAGCCGGAGATGAAGACCTTGTATTTCCCACATTGCCATGTGAGGACACCTGCAATGTGCAGCTCAAACCGTGGGTCAAGGCGGCGGGCATAACCAAGCATGTAACCTATCATGTCAGCCGCCACACCTTTGCCACAATGTTGCTGACACTCGGTGCTGACCTTTATACTGTATGCAAGCTACTTGGCCATTCGGATGTGAAGACCACCCAGATATACGCCAAAATCATCAACAAGAAAAAGGAAGATGCCATCAGCCTTATCGACATGGAGTTTGCCAATACCTGAACGAATATAATAATAGAGTATGAGAAGATTGCCAGATGATTTCAATGTGAACATCCTGCTGCCGGGAGCAGTGTGGCTACTCATATCTGTCCTTGCCGGACGGGTAGCGGTCGCACGGCTTGAGACGGATGCTATTACCGTCGTCATGTTCGTGGTAATCTCGCTCGTTATCTTCATTGTTCCGATGGCTGTTTATATGGAGTATCGCAAGAAAATCGAGCAATTGTCGGAGCGCAAATCTAAAAAGGCTTCTTCACAGTCCGGCAGCGGTTCCTCTGGCAAGTCTCAATCGACCACAGAACTAGAGACAGCATGTCGGTTTTCCTTTCCACCGGATTTCCCGGATGCCCTGAAAGGAGACAGAACTATGATATTTATGGAAGCCTTGCGTCATGAAGGCTTTCTTGATGCGGAATATCGGCCGCATGATGGATGCAATGCCACACAGATGGCTTTCATCGCGGACAGCATAGCAGCAATCTGCAACATCAGCCGCCAGTGGAAAATTTTTGGCGACTATTGGCATCTGAACAATATGCGCCAGTTGTTGGATGTAAAGAACCGCAGGGGTTCCAAAGCCGACAAAGAGGATGTTATAATCTCCATTTTTAAGAAAGTGGCGGAAGCCGACGATTATATCAGCAACACCGATGCATATCGCAGTTGGGAGAGAAACATCAAAATTTAACCGCCTTATCGTTTCAGGCAACCCATCTCGCTAAACATCTGTTTTTTCTATTCCCTGTTTTCGTCTGTTTGCTGTTGTTTTACAGCCGTGCTTTTAAAAGTTTTCCACTTAGCTTTCCATCTGTTTTACAGTCGGTTAAGAGCCTTTGTCGTGTGATTTCCGATGGCTTACTTTGCACCGTCTTCCTTATCGGAACGACGGCTTTCACAGCCTAAGAAATCACATTAAAAACGACAGAAATATGGAACAGACGAACCAACTGATCTCGACAGCCGAGGCCGCGAAATTTCTCGGAATCAAAGTGAGTTATCTTCACAAGCTGATGATGCGACGCGTCATCCCTTACTACAAGCCCAACGGCAAACTGTGCTTCTTTGACAAAGCCGAACTGGAGGCATGGATGAAGAATGTACGCGTGGCATCGCAGGCGGAACTCGATCAACAGGCACAGAAGTACATCATCAACCGTTCGAAGCGGTAAGTCATGGCGGGCATATACGACTACATTAACCAGTTTTGGGCAGAAGCGGAGCGCAGCCCTTTCAATCCTACGGAGGTAGCACTTTATCATTACCTTCTGTATGAGGCAAACCGCCTACGCTGGAACATGCCGTTTGCCTGCCATACAGCCATCCTCTGCGTGCGGCTCTCGACCACCAAACAGAATATCAGCAAGGCACGGCAGCATCTCAAAGAGCGTGGGCTGATAGATTGTCAGGTCGGTACAGGAATCCACACCCCTGCGCTATATTCCTTGACCATACAGCCGTCCCGGCAGTTGCCGTATCAGGTTACCAGACAGTTGACCCATGAGTTGACCGTACAGTTGCCCCATTCTAATATAAAAGATAAAGACAAAGATATTATCAACTCCCAACATGCACGGGAAGACGGACATATACCGCTGGATGAGCTTGAGTCACTCCTGATTGCCGATACGGCTTGGCAGGACAAGATTATCGAAGTGCTGGCGAAAAGAGAAAACTGGATTATTGACAGAGACAGGCTACACGGGCATATCCGTGACTTCTTTGACGAGCAAAGAATCGGCGGAAACGCGCAGCGGGACGAGAGCGATTGCCGAAGCCATTTTTACCATTGGATTATCAAACATCTGAATACAACCCGATATGGAACAAAACGGAAATCCCCAACTTATAGAGACTCTGATGTCACGGCTGTGTCAGCCGAGGACTACGAAGGAGCGTTTTAGACTGCCTTTCGATGAAGAGACGGCTGCGAAACTGATTAAATGTGCCATCGCAGGCGAAGTGAGCCGTTTCGGAGGCACATTTCTTTATCCTGACGCAGTAGACTCACAAGTCAGAAGCCTTGCTGCGAGCCTTACCTCCGGCAGACGGTGCGGGGTGATGCTGTGCGGCTTATGCGGCAACGGCAAGACCACCGTAATGAGGGCGTTCCAGAACCTGCTCAATGTAATCAGGATACCGGACAACTACCACAGGACTGTGTATGGTATGCCTATCGTGAATGCCGTTCATATTGCCCATCTGTGTCGGAACAGCTATACCGAGTTCCTGCGGCTGTGTGATATGGAAATGCTCGGCATCGATGACATGGGCATAGAGCCTGTGGAGGTGCAGGAGTTCGGCAACATGCACAGGCCGCTGACTGACCTGCTTGCAAGAAGATACGAGAACCGTGGCTTCTCGTTCATAACCACCAACCTCGTACCGCAGCAGATACGCAAGTTGTACGGCGACAGGATTGCTGACAGGCTGAACGAGATGGTGGACAAGATTGTATTCGACAACCCTTCATTCAGAAAATAAATAGGTATAAACAGAATTACAGTGGCTTTTATTACAGGTGCATATATGACAATAGCTCCATATCGGGGATACGCCACCGGATTATTTTTCAGGGCTGGCAAGTTAATGTTTTCGTCCACGAAAACCACGCCATCGACGGCGACTCGACCACGCGGAAAACGGCAAGGCCGGATTGTAGCCCTAATAACGCCGACCCATTTATAACAGACAATAGCAAGCGAATGACAGAGCAAGACACCAATCATAAAGGAGGCCGCCCCAAGGCCGTAAAGGGCAAGGCGCGGACCAAGACCATATCCACACGGCTTACGCTGGCCGAGTGGAAAACGGTCATGAAACGGATTGCCGATGCAGGCAAGAAACCGTCGCACTTCCTGCGTGAACTGCTGCTGCAGGGCAAGGTCGTGGCGGCACGGACACAGGAGGACAGACAGCAGATAAGGATGCTGGAGGGTGGTTGCAACAACCTGAACCAGTTGGCGAAGATGGCACATCAACAGGGCTTTCCGAGAACCAAAGAAAAAATCACTGCCCTGCTGGACAAGTTCAACAAAATCATCGAGAGGATATGATGGGCGACTTGAAAAAACGGGCGAGCTTCGCCAAGCTGGTGAACTACGTGAACAACCCCAAAAAGGCAAGGCTCATCGACAGCAAGGACGTGAGGCTTGACAATAATGCAACCATAGCAGCGAGTATGCAGGGACAGGCTGATGACAAGCCGGGGCGCAAGCTGAAAAATCCAGTGTACCACATCTCGTTGGACTTCGCCCACGAGGACACGCCAAAGTTGACGGACGGCCTGATGGCTGAAATAGCACGTGAGTACATGAAGCGCATGGGCATTGTGAACACCCAATATATTGTATGCCGCCACACCGACAAGGAACACCAGCACTTGCACATCGTGGCCAACAGGGTGGACAATGACGGGAACACCATAAGTGACCGGAACGATGCCATACGCAACGTGGCGGTGTGCAAGGCTCTCACGAGGGAATACGGACTGCATTTCTCCAAGGGCAAGGTGAACGTGAAGCGTGACCGTCTGCGCGGCAAGGACAAGGTGAAGTACCAAATCCATGATGCCGTCAAAGCGGCCTTGCCCCATTGTAACAGTTAGTCGGAGTTGTGCGACAGGCTGGCCAAGCAAGGCATCGGGGTGAGCTTCAAGTTCGACAAGCGTAACGGCAATATCATTGGTGTGTCGTTCACGAAAAATGAAATATCGTTCAGCGGTTCACGGATTGACCGCAGCATGGGCTTTTTTAAGCTGGACAAGCAGTTGGGAGGCCGCATCGCTGAGGGCTTGGAATGGAGAAACAATCTGTGCCATACCCGACCAACGACTGAAAGCAGAACAAGCCAGACGGGAACCATATATAAACCGGAGCATCCATTTGAACAGACGGATAAAGCCTATTCTACCGATGGCCATGCGGAAGCATCCGGCAGCGGAACTTTCGCCGATGCCGATACGAATACAGGCATAGTCCAAGTGGGTATCAACGCACTCATTGAGTTGTGCGTCCAACCTCACCAAGTCAAGATTTCATCCGGCGGAGGCGGTGGAGGAAATGAAAGCGGCTGGGGCGAGAACGACAAGGAAAAGAACAAGTACAAACCAAGAAAGATGAGAAGATGAAAGACAACTTACAGAACATATCCGACCTTATCGGGGCATTGGCAGAGGACATTGAGGAAATCAAGAAGATACTGGTCACAAAGGACGCTTCGGACAAGAACGAGGCGGTGAAAAGGCTCGCGTCGGATCTGGAGCCTGTCATACGTTTCTTCGGCGGCAGCACGCCGGAGAACATCAACGGCATTTTCGGGAGCAAGGAAACCATCGAGAACTGCAAAAGGTCATTAGGCGAGGAAATGATTGTGAGCCTGCAGGTATACACCGATGCCAACGACAAGAATATGCGCGAGCGTGGCATCCCCACTACCAAGGATTTGCTCTACAAGATATTGGAAGTGCTTACTGACCATGTGGAGAAAGACAGGCGGATTCCGGAAAAGGAACAGCAAAAGCAAGACTTCGCACGGAAACTTTGGCGAGCAATCCGTCCGGGCAGAGCGATAAGCGGTATCAGGCGGCTATGGGGCAAAATACCCGACGGCTGGTACAAGAACCCTTACGCATGGGCTGGTATCATTTTCACGCTCGTGTTCTTTGCCCTGTTTGCCGCCAGTTGGATGCGATGGCATGAGTACCGGGAGGAAAACAGGCGGTTGAGAACGGTTGCAGACAAGTACCAAGTGACCACGCTCATGCTCAACGAACTGTACCCAGAACTGGCCGTGACTGTCGGGGCATACGAGAAGCTGGTGGAAACGGTTGGAGTGGATTCCACTTTGACAGTGTTCCGGAGGCAGCTCAAACTCGTTCAAGAGGCATCGAACAACAAAAACAAATAAATTCGGAAAGAGCAAAGAGGCGGGCAAGTAAAGTTTTTGGATGAAAAGGAAAAATATATTTGGTTGTATGCAAATCTTTGCTTACCTTTGCAGCACGAGAACCCCCAAGCCTCTTAACAATGCTCAAATCGGGGGTCGTTTTATTTTTATACCCCAATGACAATAAATTTCCCAAAACAATACAACAGCCCGGAGGATTTGGCCGAGTTGTTATCCCAAAGAGGACTTGCTTTTGATGACAAAGAGCGTGTCTGCCGATACATCCGCAACATAGGTTATTACAGGCTAAGCGCATACTTCTATCCTTTTCTTGAAATTCCCAAAGACAGGCAGATTTTCAAGCAGGGCAGCAGCTTTGACGCGGCCATCAAACTTTATCGGTTCGACAAGAAACTCCGTCTTTTCATGTTCAATGAGATTGAGAAGATTGAAGTTTCCCTGCGCAGCACCTTGGCCAATGTCGTGGCGAAAGAGACCGGAAACATATTTTGGATGACCGACAGTTCCTTGTTCGCCAATCCCAACAAGTTCAGCCGCACGATGGAACTGATAGACAAGGAGGTCAATAACTCCAAGGAGGATTTTATCCTGCACTTCAAGAGCAAGTACAGCAATGCCTATCCTCCGGCATGGATGCTTGTGGAGATACTGCCGATGGGTGTTGTGACCCGCATCTATGAGAATATCAAGTCCAACCCGTTGAAGAAAAAGATTGCGGCCTGTTATGACCTGCCCGTTCCCGTTTTCACTTCATGGCTGACAGTCATAACGCTTACAAGAAATTCCTGCTGCCATCATGCAAGGGTATGGAACAGGCAGTATGCCATCAACCCAATGGTAGCACGGAAAATGAAACGGCCTTGGATAAGCGATGCCGTACCGCCACATAGGACATTTTATGAAATCTGCATCATCAAGTGGTTTATCGACATCATATCGCCCAACAACGACATGAAGCAGCATTTTCTATCTTTGCTGGAGCAATATCCGAGCGTCGATTACAAGGCGATAGGTATTCCGCAGAAATGGCTGGATGAACCGTTGTGGCAAGAACTATAGATCATCCTCAATCAGTCTGTTCCGATATTCCGTCGGATAAACACCTATCCGCTTCTGCACATAGCGGCTGAAATAAGATACTGACGAAAAATTCATGCGGTTAGAGATTTCCGTAAGTGTCAGTTCCTTGTTGCATAGCAAGTTCGTAATGTCATGGAGCGTGAAGCGGTCTATCCAATATGAGGCTGGCTTTCCGCTGGTTTTCTTACAAATCTCAGAAAGATAGTGAGGAGTAATGCAAAGACGGGATGCGTAATACGGAACATCCCTGTGACATACATATTCCCCCTTGTACAGCAACTCCACGAAATTTCGCATTATGCGGGCTGTGTGTTCCGAAACTTGGAGATGAGCCTGCCCACGTGCATGGATATCATACAAATCTGTAATGTGTGCCATCAAAAGATAACCCATCATTTCTTCATAGAAGAGGTGCGCCTTGTCATTCAACCGTTCATAAATCCGTTCCATATCCATGCGGCATTTCCGAAAGTCATTCGGAGAGAGTTTCATTACAGGATTTTGCAACAAAGCCAAATGACCGATGATACCGTAATTGTTCCGGACAGCCATTGACATGACAAATGATTCGGACATACCCATCGTTATAGCACTATAATCTTCCGATTCAGAAAAACCGGAAACCAACGATATGTTGGTCAGAATGACATAATCACCCGGCACAATATTGTAACGCACATCTTGAAATAAGAAGCTCATACTTCCCTCTATGCAGAGTATGTGTATTACATGTTCTGGATTTCTTGTAATGTTGTGATCTTTAATCGAATCCAGAAAGAATATCTTGTTCCATCCTTGATTTTCCAT